TTTTCATAATAAACCATAAATCATTTGAATTTAATACTTCTCCAAGTAAATGGATGGAAAATATGAGAAAGATTTGTTGGAATATTTTAAATGGAAAAACCGAAATTATAGAATAAATCTATTTTACACCTTTGGACATTTAAAATGCCGATTTTTTCTAATATTTTTCTAATATTTTTCTAATATATATATATAATATAATGGTTGAATACTTAAAAACTAAAAAGGGTTATTTTTACAAATTAAAAAAAAATGGTGAAAAAAAAAGAATATCGCAAGAAGAATATAATAAAAAAAATAAAACAAGAAAAAATAAAAAAATGATTGGTGGAGCAGGAGAACCAATAGAACAAAGGGATATTATGTACAAAGATGATTTAGTGTGTATATTAAGCCCAGATGTTAAAAAAGGAATAATAGTATGGACGGATTTTAATCAACCAGAAAAAATGGATAGTTTATGTGAATTGGGATTAAAAACAGGAAAACAACTTGAAGAAGAAGGTATAGATTTTGGTAGAACTAAAATACATCCATATATATTTTTTAGAGCGCCTTATTATTCAAGAGATATTGATTATAAATCCGTAGAAACAGAAATAAATAGTTCTTATGGAGAAGAGCAAATAGGAAGAAAATCAAGAGCTTTTATTAGAGTTGATCCAGATAATACATTTGTATTTTCAAGCGAAATTAGGGCAAAAATACCAGCTGTATATTTTCATATATCTGATGGACATTTAATAACAGAACAGGAATTATCTTCAACTCATTCAAATTCTTTAATGCCTCGCACCGATGAAAGATATAGAGAATTATATAATAAATATTATAATTCTGAAATAAATAATTCTAAAAAAACATTATCAGAATATTTAATTATCATAAAAGAAAATGAACGTAGACCAGAAGTTAGAATTTATAATTTATATTCATCAAGAAAAGTAGTCCCATTTGGAAGACATTCATCAAGAAAAGAAGTCTCATTTGGAAGACATTCATCAAGAAAAGAAGACCGATTTGGAAGTTCCATATATCCATACGACCATGAACCTATTGAAAGAAATAGTGAAATACTTGTACCAATTGAACATTTAACAAAAGATTATTTTGTAGAATGCACACCTTAATTTATAAGTAATGCCTAATTATAAAAGCGAAGATTATAACTTATCTGCGGTCGGCGTTTTAAATGTCCAAAGGTGTAATTTAAACCTATTTATTTCATATTTTTTAGAATTTAAACCTATTTATTTCATATTTTTTAGAAATGAATGAAGTAAAGTATTATAACGATATACGTCTAAATTATATTGACGATATAGATGACCTTCTTATTTTAGGTTATAGAAGCAAGGCTATATTGAGTTTTAAATATGACCATCTTAATTTTGTAATTAATACAATGCAAATACTAATTATTTTTATTTCAGCTTCATTAACTCTTATGGAATCAATCAAGACATATTATAATAGTGAAAATGAAACTATTGATGTAACTGCTATTTTATTCACTAGTTTTATAGGTATAATTATGACACTTTACAGATTCCTAAAATTGGAAAACAAGAAAGAACGCACAGGTAATATTCTTGAAAATTACAATTTAATATTAAACAAATTACAGCGTGTAAAAAATACAATGGAAAGTCTAGTAATTAAGGGCGATAATACAGATGAATGGGCAATTATTTCAAATAGTTATACAAGTGAAATCTTGAGTTCATATATTAGTTTGAAAGAGGCATACGATAATAATTTTTCTTATAAAGAAGCATTGTATTATAAAAATAAATATGCGAAGTTTCTCCTTCAAGAGAAGTTTTTGGGAAACGAATTAAAAACTATTTATAATTTTAAAGACGAACCTCATGTTGAGTTTAAGAATAGTAAATTGAAAACTATTATAAAAGGAAAAAAATTTGATTATAATGGGTTTATAAGAAAATACGACCACCTTAACAAGACTAAAATAAAGAACAAGCGCCGAGAAAAGAAATCAAATCAACAATTGTACTTTAATTATTTTTCCGAGGACAGATTATCACCACAAAATAATAATTATTTACAAAGAATGAGAAAGGCACGAGGCATTAGTGATAATTCATCTAGTGAAGATTATGGTTTTACATCATCAAGATTAGCATCAGAAGGATTACCACTTAATGTAATGAGTAGTTGTAGTTTGTCACCTAAACCTAGAAGACCTCGACCAGTAAGTGAGTATGATGAAAATTCAAGATTTAACTATTATCGCAAGAAAAACTCTAGAGAAATAGAAGAGGGTTCTGATAGTGAAGTTTTAACAGGTCCGCCTTCATTAAATGGAGACGAAGACGAAGAAGATTTCTATGCCGAGGATAAAATAGTTGGTGGTGGTTCGCCAACTCCATGTGATTTGGCGCCTATAAGAACAGAGGTTACTGAAAAGAAATCAAATAAAAAGATATTAGAGCTTTGATGCGCTTAATATTACATAAAATAAAAATTAATTATAGAAAATGACTAGATATATTGCCGATTTAAATGATTTCAATAATACATTAAATAATCAACCAGACGATAAATTACTTATTGTTTGTTTTACTGCTAGTTGGTGTGGTCCCTGTAAAAGAATCATGGCACCTGTGTGTGAAAAAGTAGCAGAAAGCAACTCCAATGTTACAATTGTTAAAGTAGATGTCGATGATTGTGAAGAAGTTGCCTCACTCAATGATATTAGTTGTATGCCTACACTTCATTTTATTCGTAATAAACAAGTGGTTTATAGACTTGAAGGCGCCGATACCGATATGTTTCACAAATTAGTCACTGATTATTCATAATATTCCGAATTTAAAAATTCAAATGGTTCAGCTAATTCATTTACCATTCCCTTTAGTCTCTCTATTTCTTCCATATAATTTTCATTTGCTACTCGTTTAAAATCAACTAAACGTTTTCCACTTTCTTTTTGGATTAATCTTGATAATTCCACTGTTTCAATTAATAAATCCCCCACACGACGGAAATCTTCCGCGGTGAATCCACGTGTTGTAAGTGCTGGTGTCCCTAATCTAATTCCACTTGGATTACTGGCCGAAGTATCACCGGGAACACTATTCTTATTAATGCTAATATCTACTAATTCAGCGATGTATTCCACTTTACTTCCTGTAACACCTTTATTTCGTAAATCAACTAAAACAATATGATTATCGGTTCCTCCTGTTACTAGAGTATATCCATTATCAATTAAATGTTTGCCGAGAGTCTTAGCATTATGTTTTACAGCACGTATGTAATCACGAAATTCGTCAGTTGCTACTTCACTTAACTGTGTAGCTAATGCTGCTATTTGATGATTGTGGGGACCACCTTGTAATCCTGGAAATACTGAAAAATCAATGGCATCACTCAATTCACATTTGGAAAATATAATGCCACTTCTGGGACCCCTAAGTGTCTTATGGGTTGTGCTGGTAACTACGTCACAATATTCAAATGGACTATTCATTTCACTTTTGGCTACTAATCCACTAATATGTGCCATATCACAGAGTAAATAACTTCCATTAATATCTGCGATTTCACGGAATCTTTTATAATCAAAGTCCCTTGGATAAGCACTAGCACCACAAATAATCATCTGTGGTTTATAATCTCGTGCTACACGCTCTAACGAATCGTAATCAATTAATCCATCAGGACCAACCTTGTATGGGAAACTTTCGAAAATAATACTTGTAGCACTTATTTTCTTTTTTTGGGTGTAGAATCCATGTGTTAAGTGTCCCCCACTTGGCAAATCAAGACCCATAATACGGTCGTGTGGTTTGAGTAATCCCATATAAACTGCCATATTAGCAGGAGAACCACTATATGGTTGAACATTAACATTCCATACTTTAGGATTAAGACTATAAGCTATTAATGCTCTCTCTTTACAGAGTGTTTCTACTTCATCAATATGTTCGCAACCTCCATAGTATCTCGCTCCTGCTTGTCCTTCAGAGTATTTGTTTGTTAATACACTTCCTAGACATTCCATAACACTACGTGAAGTAAAATTCTCTGATGCTATTAATTCTAAACTCCTTCTTTGTCTAGAGTATTCCTTTTGAATTATGTTCCATAGTTTTGGGTCACGTGTTTTTAAAAGTTTATTCATTATAACTAATACTTTTTCTTTGTCTTAGATTTAAAAAAATAAAATATTTTGATATTATAAAAAAACAATGGATTTTGATAAAGATACTTGGACAATAATAGATAGTTATTTTAGAGACAACAGCAACTATCTAGTGAAACACCATCTCGATAGTTATAATGATTTTATTGGCAAAAAAATTCCACTCATTCTCCAGCAATACAATCCACAAATACACGTTAAAGAACTCATTCCAGAAACTGACATTTACAAATATGAAACACATGTGTATTTCGGTGGTGAAGATGGAAGTGAGGTATTTATCGGGAAACCAATTATCTATAGTGAATCAGGTGGGAAACCAGATATGAAACAGATGTATCCTAATGAGGCACGTCTTAAAAATTTAACATACGCAGCCCATATACTCTGTAATATATCAGTAAAATACCTTATCCGCGATGAAACCGACCCAGAAGCAGAACCTGAAGTAATTACTAAATCATTCGAAAAGGTTGTTATGGGAAAAATACCTATTATGCTTCATAGTAAGGCATGTGTGTTGCGAGATTTACCATTTAACTTAAGAAGAGAAATGGGGGAATGTCCATATGACCAAGGAGGTTATTTCGTAATTGATGGGGCAGAGAAAGTAATAGTTTCACACGAGAGAAAGGCTGAAAATAAATTGTATATTCTTGAAAGCAATGATATGGATAATACAGTTCAATATTCAGCACAGATTAAGAGTGTTCCAGATGATTCTTTTAAATTTGCTAGAACTACAGTAGTTAATGTAAATAGATATATTCAAAATGACTTCGAAAGAAGAGAAGGTATTTACTCTGATAACTGTGGTCCTATGACAGTGAGGTTGCCAATGATGAGACGACAAATCCCACTTTTCATTGTTTTTCGTCTCTTAGGTGTAGAAAGTGACAAAGAAATATTTCAATATATATTAGGAAATCTTACTACATACGAAAGCAAGTTATTCATTGATGACCTCCAACAGTCAGTTATGGATACTGGACCTATTTTTACACAAGTAGCAGCCATAAAATACTGTGCCAATTTATCAAATGGAAATAGTATAAGTCACATTCTAGATGTTATTCGAACAGATTTATTCCCACACATAGGCGATAACTTTGTTGATAAAGCATACTACTTAGGATATTTAGTTAATAAAATTCTTTGTGTTCGCCATAAAATAGAACCTCCCACGGATCGTGATTCATTCCTTTACAAACGTGTAGATTTATCGGGATTCTTGTTAGCTAATTTATTTCGTGAAAACTATAAGCAATTCCAGCGTGATTCCAAGATTGCCATAGATACAGAATATCGTTTTAATACAAATCAATATCAAGGCGACAACTATAGTAATATAATTAATAGTGATAATCTCACTAAAATGTTTGACCCAATGGTAATCGAAAAATCATTTATGAAATCATTTAAAATTGGAACTATTCTTAATAAAGTGGGATTAATTCAGGCGTTGAATAGATTGAGCAGTGTAGGTGCTGTATCTCACTTGAGACGCATAAATACTCCAGATACTAATGTAATGATTGGTCAGCGTAAATTACATGGAACTCAGTATGGTTTCATTTGTGCTGCCGAGACACCTGATGGAAGTAATATTGGTATTAAGAAGCATATGACTATGTTAGCACACATTACATTTGGTTGTAGTGCTAAACCAGTAATCAAATTATGCTTGGAAATGGGAGTAGTTCCTCTTTCAAGTCTTCCGCCAACATCCGTTTTCAAAAAAGTAAAGGTATTTGTTAATGGTAATTGGATAGGTATTCACGAAGACCCTGCTAGATTTGTAGAACTTATGAAATTATATAGACGTAATGGTGTTATAAATATCTTCACCAGTATTTCATGGAACATTGAAATGATGGAAATCCATTTCTTAACTGATAGTGGTCGTCTCTGTCGTCCTATGTACGTTCTTGAAGAAAATCAAATCAAAATAAGTGCTGAATTAGTTACTGCTCTCAAAAGCGAGAAGTTGAATTGGAGTAATCTTGTAAGTGGAATAAATAGAACTGAATCAATAGATTATTACAGTTGTGATTACATTTGTCCTATAGAGGAAGCAACTGACGTAGAAGCACCTGTTTCCCGTGGAGGAAGAAAATCTGGTGATGAAGAATCTCGTGTAGTTGAATATTCTCTTGAAAAACTTAAGAGTGGTGCTGGTGTTATTGATTTTCTTGACACTGATGAATTAATTAATTGTCATATAGTTAATACCCCCAAAGAGATTGATACCGATTATAAATATGATTATTGCGAACTTCATCCATGTCTTATATTGGGAGCACTTGGTTTTACAATTCCATTTAGTAATATGAGTCAGGCACCTAGAAATGTATATGGTACTGGTCAAACCAAGCAGAGTGTAGGTGTTTATACGTCAAATTACAGAAATCGTATGGATGGAACCGCAAATGTTCTAATGTGTCCTCAAAAACCATTGATTCAAACAAGACTAGCCAAATATACTATGGTAAATGATTTACCTACTGGAATTAATGCTGTCGTTGCTATTGCTTGTTATTCAGGTTATAATCAAGAAGACTCCGTAATTTTTAACAAGAGTAGTATGGAACGTGGATTATTTCGTAGTTTCTATTTCAAGACTTATAGTTCAACAGAAACCGCTGATACTCGCGATGGTAATTTTAGTAGTTTCTTCTCACCAGATAAGACGGATGTAAGCGTAAATGTAAAGAGCGAGTATAATTATACAAAGGTAGATGAAAATGGGTTTGTCAAAGAAGGAATACAAGTAACCGATAATGATGTGCTTATATCTAAATATTCAAGTAATGGATTTGAGAATATGGATGAATCTGAGGTAGTAAAACCCGATGGAACAGGAGTTGTAGATAAGGTATTTTCAGATTATATGAACACAAATAATATGCGAATGTGTAAAGTGCGAGTAGTTTCTACACGAGAACCTGCTCTTGGTGATAAATTTGCCAGTCGTCACGGTCAAAAAGGAACAGTGGGTATGGTATTAAGAGAAGAAGATATGCCATTCACTAAAGATGGTATAGTTCCAGATATTATTGTTAACCCGCACGCATTTCCAAGTCGTATGACTCTTGGACAATTTCTCGAGAGTGTTATAGGTAAAACATGTGCCTGTCATGGATTCTATAGTGATGGAACACCATTTACTGATGTTGATATTGAACCATTTGCTAATGTTTTAGAAGACAAATATAATTATGAGAAATATGGCAATGAAGTCCTCTATAATGGAATATTTGGAACACAGATAAAGTGTAATATATTTATGGGACCCACCTATTATCAAAGATTGAAACATATGGTAAAAGATAAGGTAAATTCACGTGCTCGCGGAAAAATGACGATGAAAAATAGACAACCTCCAAGTGGAAGATCCGCAGGAGGTGGATTAAGAATAGGAGAGATGGAACGTGACGCTGTTATAGCACATGGAGCACTTCAGTTCTTGAAAGAGAGCACTATGGAGCGCAGTGATAAATACGAGATGTACGTATCCGAAAACAGTGGTCAAATAGCAATTGCTAATCCAAGTAAAAACCGTTACATCTGTCCTAATGTTGATGGTCCATTGGAATTCAATAGTGATACTCTCGAATTAGAATCACTCAATAGCAAAAAGACAGATATTGTTAAGGTTGAAGTTCCATATAATGTTAAAATGATGAGTCAAGAGTGCGAAGCTATGGGAATAAGTATGCGTCTTATAGTTTGTGGAAAAGCACAGCACGAAGAATTAACTATAAAGAAACCTACAAGATTTATTCCACAAATAAGACAAAAGGCAACTGACAAGAAGTCCCAACCAGATAAGAAAACTAAAAAGAAAAAAGCACCACCACCACTTCCTTTGGTAGGAGAAACTAGTGCCTATGGAACTGCTGTTGAATATAATCGTTATAGAGTAGGAGATAATGTAATTGTAAGAAAGAGTGGTTCTGAATACGATAATTTATTATGTAATGTTACTAGAATTATTGGTTCAGGTGCTAATAAGAAATATGAATTAAAGGTTATTGAATTAGACCAAACAGGAAGGGGAAGAACTGGTGCTTTCTTCCAATTAGAGGAATATTACATTATACCATCAAATGTAGGTGGTGGTTTTGCCCCAATGTCCCCTAAATCACCAAGGTATGCTCCAATGTCCCCTAAATCACCAAGGTATGCTCCAATGTCCCCTAAATCACCAAGGTATGCTCCGGTGTCACCAAAAGAATTAAAAACAAGCAAATTTTATGTTGGTCAAGAGGTATTAATTAAGACTGATATCTATGTTGATGAAGAAATTGTGAATAATGTAACTGGAAAAATAATAGGCCATTCAGGAGGAAAAGATTATGAAATTATGATAACTCAACCAGGTCTTGTTAATGAAGAAGTAGAAGTAGCAGAAGAATTCTTAGAAGCGTATGAACCAAAAACACCTGATATGGTTCCAACAAGTCCTAAATTAGTTCCAATTGTAGTCTCCACAATGGAAACCACAAGAAGTGATATTGATAAACACAATGAGGTATGGAAAGATGTATTTACTAAGGTTTTTACAGAAGAAGAATTACAAAGAATGGCAACATTGGCCCAAAGTTATAATTTAGCAGAATTGAAAAAAATAGGTATCGATAAAAACTTATATGTTATAGTAGATGATGAAGATTTCGATAGAAGTCTCCTATTCAAGGTAATTCCTGAAAGTGATGATAGAGTAGAAGAAGGAAAATATTATACTCCTATACACCTAGCAGGCTTCAATGTAGATGCTGGATTAGAAGTAGGTAATATTTATAGATTAGTTGATTACAATCAAACTTCTTATGTTCCATATTCTCCTACATATTTACCTGGAGATCCTTTACCAGGTGTGCCAAGCGTATTTACATTCGATGAAGCTAATGTAGCGGAAGCAACTCCTGATTTAAATGATAAAAAATTAGCAAAATATAACATTAAATTTGTTAAATCAAAAAAAGAAGAATAAATTAGAATTAGTTTCTAGTTACTTCAATAAAATTAGTAATTATTGAAAGAACTATTAGTATTATACCTACAAAAAAGGCGCGTTGTTCTCTAACTAGAATATCGACAAACCCAGTAAATAATTTAATGTATTTTTCAAAGTAACCTTTCATAGTTTTATCACTAGGTTTGTATTCTCCTACATCAGTAATTAATTTGCGAGTATCATCCACTATTGAATTTAATGTTACTACGGTATTATCGCGTATTTTATTGACATCAGCTAATTCCGTAAATGCCTTCTTAGTTTCAGTGCTTTCATCAGTAGAATTATTTACAATGAAGTTCTCATATTCTTTAATTTCACGATTTTGAAGTCCCCGATTAATCTCAAATGAATCTTGATTATCTAACTGTTCAAATAACAGACTACCAGGTTTACTAAAATCTACCAATTTGCTCTTTATTTCTTCAGTTTTTTCTTCTTCATTTTTCTTTAGTTTTTCTATAATTAAGTTCTTAATGTTATATTTTTTAAAAAGCGAATCAGTATTAATATTAAAATCGTCTAATTTTACTTGTTCTAGTGTTTGTATCACCCATTTATCACCATTTAAATCTCCACTTGGATATCCTGTTTTAAGGTCATTACTTGTAATAATGTTATATTTTTCAAAGCAAACCATAAGACTACATAATTCCTTAATACGTTGATTGTAGTATAACTCAGCTGGTTTTAAACCTCGGATTTTTTTTTCTATTTTTTTTCCTTTTTTATCATTACTTATAATATCCAGAAATTCAAGTATTTTAAATTGTTTATCAACGAATTTTTTATTTTGAAGGAAATAATCAAGCGAAAGTTTATGGATACTATCTATTCCATATTCACTAATTATGAATTTACCATCTGCTATTTTACTGAAGTCTAATATATTTTTAATTATAATTATATTCAAATTTTGAATACTAAAATTGTATATGTGGTAAAGGTCTCTTATTTTATCCA